CTGTAGGCATCAACAATGTCATAAACTGCTAATCGTTCTACAGGCTTTTCTGGTTTCCCATCGTTATCCAAAATGATTTCTATAATAAAATCATGTGATGAAATTTCTTTGTCGTATTCAAAATAGAATAAATCATCACTTTTATAATACACTATTTCGGTCTCATCCCAAAGAAAACCCATGCCCCAGCAGTTATGGACAAGTAATCCATCGGCAACAAAAGAATGTAATTCAGGGACTGTGAAGTCATAAACTGGCACACTATCTTCATATACTTCTATTTTTTTGATAGAGTTTACGATAAAGTCATCAGTTTTGAATCTAATTCTCCATCGAGGACTTTGGTCCAAAGGAGATTGAGTTAAAGAATTTAGCCATATTACAGTCCAGCTATCACTATGACCAAGGCCATCAGATCCTTCGTAAGCAGGCCGAAAAGAAATAGAAGGCACGTATCCTTGTGCCAAAGCAAGAACATAAATTTCTTCCGCTAAAGTCTTCGATGTAATACCAGTACTTTCCCAATTTTCACTATTTCGATGGCCATCGCCTAACATGAAGTTATCGAGGAAAACTTTTTGTAAATTTTTAGATGTCGTCCAAATAAAAGAAGGTACAATCTTAGAATCAGAATATCGTCCACAAATTAGGTGGAACCATCTAGAGAGCAATGAATTATCAAATATAACATTCATGCTCTTCTTTTTTGGATCAGAAGGATATTTTATTCTTCCTTCTATATTAAATTTCTTTTTAAAAATAGCAATTAGTTTGCTTGCAATATGAAGTTCTTTATCTCTATGCAAACTATAAATTACGGCTCTTGATTTTCTACCATTGTGACTGCCACTACCTTCTGCTACATACCAACCTAAAAGAAACATAAGATCTTCGTCAATCTTTATATCTTCAGGAGGAACTGCTGCTACTTTTCCTATGTTACTCTTAAAAAGATTCCAATCAACATGGAGAATGTCAATATCTTTTTCATTATTCTTAGGTATTGGAGCAACTAAATAATCTGAATCTTGGACTTCATCAGCTCGAAGTTCAAGTAATTCGAAACCAAAACCTTGATTATTTAAAGTTCTTGTCTTACAAGAACCCACATGGCAAAATTCAGGCATGCAAATTTTATCGAAGGCTTTCTTCTGGTGACATTTGTTTTTATTTCTATAAACAAAAACTCGATGATCTGCCGTCACCGTAAGAGGTAATGTAGTCCGACCAGCGGTATAAAATTTTATCATAGTTCCAGTATGTAACCGGGCATAAGTATTGGAAACAAGATGATAAGAACCGTCTTTTCCTAAAACTTCCATTCCTGGCAGAATTGAATCTGCTCGTTTTATTCCTTCTGCTGTTGGAATCATCGTAGAACCGATTACACAAGTCCTACAATAGTAATCTCTACTAGGTTCATCTGTGATTTCATTACGACAGGGACAGCGAATTAATTCTCCTTCGTCGTCTTTTCTCATTATTCTCAAAAGACCTGTTTTCCCTTTAGGAATCTCTGTCGTTGAGCCAAACAAGAACTCATTCAATTCTTTTCGAAGATCCAACTCTTTCCTACTCGAGGAAAAACCTCGGTATGGATTTCTGATGCCGTTAGCCATTAGTGTCTTTTCCTGAATGTTTTCAGAGTCCTGCGTCCAATTTCATCTGTTCGGTCGTTGCCGCCAGCCATCGAATTCGATGTTCCGATACCTGATGTAGGATACCATTGGCGCCCTACTGATATAGCATCAATAGCCGAAGCGCCTTTGACCCCGTAGTCAGGTCGAATACTTGTACCCGGTGCAACAGAACCACCAGTTTGTACTGCAATTTCCCATCGGAAAGCACAGTCTTCAAGTCCTGCTAGCGTATCTCTAAGATTCGCGGCTCCGCCTCCACGACTAACACTTAGGTCTCCTAGAGTTTTTGACATTCGATCTGTGAGAGAAACGTCTCCCAACATGGCTTTTACAAGAATTAATTCTGCCAAACAAGTTGTGTATCTCCAACGAGCTTCGTTATACAGCCTGGCATTAGAGATGACGACAGTAAATGCATTTGCATCCGCCGTAATACTAGCTTCTAGGATCGCCATCATAATTGTTTCTCTAGGAACATCGGCAACCAGGGGCCCGAGATCCAGACGAATAGTACGCTCATCAGAATACAGGGGGCTATAAGTTGTAGTAAAAAATAATTCTTGATGAGAACCGAGAGTCACACCATCTGTGTCTGCGATAGTCTTCCTAAGTTTCACAACGACTATATTGTTTTCATATAATTGCGCGGGGCCTAAAACAATTGTGAGGACAGCAGATGATAGAGAGGCCACGAAATCTAAGTCACCTGTGACTGCAAAAAGATCTTGTCGGCCATTGGCGGCATAAGAAATGACATCAAGGGCCGTGCCAGCAATAGTAGCAGGATCCACAGTGTTAGAAAAAGTAATAGAAATACTTTCCCCTGTGTACGGATCCGTACTAATAGACACACCGTATTCTCCATCTTCAGGATCGGAGTCGGTAACATAAAAAGTCGAACCCGTTGAGGGGTCTGTTACTCCATCAGTTATGCTGTCAATTCCTGAAGCAGAACTTGTAGACGGCGGGATCATGATAGAACCACTGCCAGTCATAAATGTCCATCGATAATTATTTTCTAATAATACCGCTGGGCGAATTACGACTTCAAATTTGTCACCAGTAGTGAATGTGCCATCTGGTTCACATAGAGTATAAATTCCATCTTCTAATTCTCGTGCGCCTGTCGAAGTGATACCACTATATGTAGTTAGCGGATCTGTTGCCTCCCACCATATATATTCAGCATCGCCGACGGCACCACCAGTAGTAATTTCAATAACATAAGTTCGATTGTTCTCTCCGGTATAGCCACCGTGGAAATCAATAACTCCTGTGCCACTACCAACAAAACTAGTATCAAAAACAGTTCGAGTTCGGACGCCAGTATCTACATCGTCAGTAGGAGCCTCATCACCAAGAATGATACAAGTGTATTCAACATTTGGCTTCAGAGGTTTTTCAGGAGTAAAGATAGCCACTGTGTGCCAGAGGTTTCCGGCGCCAGTAAGATCTTTAGTATCCTCGGCAACAATACCACCAGAAGCATCTACCTTCAGATAACTAATTGTTCCTTTTACATATCCTTGAAAATATGGAGAAGATAAGATGTCTTCGTCTTCGAATCCAGGTTCATCAAAAGGAGTAACATCGATAGGACCGAAGACAGGGGCATTATCAGGACCAGTGAGAACGAAAGACCCAGTATTAATACTATTCAGATCCATTTCTTGATCAAAAACAATCTGAATATGATCACCAAGCGGGATGCCAATTGCTGACGGCGCTGGGCTAACATCTATAATATGGGGAACGCTACTCATTGTTTATCATCCTATTCCTCTATAATTTCAAAAGTATCAGCTAGCCGACATTCGGCAGCCGCAGTAGGAACACAAGGGACTTCATCAATAGCTTTTGTCTGGAGTTCAAAGTTTTCACACGCAGCCATTGACTTTTGTCTATTAGCTTCTTTCCTTAAATTCTTAACAAAACTTATGCCATCAGGTATTGCGAGAAAACCATTTCGAGTTTCTAAAACTTTTAGATTCTCTTTGATCCCTTGGACTTCTGCAGCCGAAGGCTTTCGTGTTCTCTTCTCTCTTAATTCTGCGAGGCTAAGATATTTATTGTCTTCCATAATATTAGTACCTTGAAATAGCTTCTTCGATTGAATGCAATACTCCGAGTCGATGCTTGCCTTCGTTCTCGACGATCAAACAACTATGCAAAAAAATTAAAGTTTTATCTGTTAGTGGAAAAGCCAAGAGTGTCTTCTTGACTGTATTGCCATTACGAGCAAGAAGAATTCTAGCATCAGCTAGAATTTCTTCCGACTCAAGTGGCGCCTCTAATAACTCTTTTGGCTCTGGCTCGCTGACTTCTGGTTCTTCGTCCGCGACTGTAACTGAAATCATTTCGGGAATGACATCTGGTTCTTCTTCTATATCTTCAAGAGAAATGAAATTGCCATTAACGACGTTAACAGCTTTAAGATTTCCGATAATAGCAGCACCTTCAGTATCTAAGAGTTTAATTTCTCCAATGTCTATGGATTTATTAATTATCTCTTTCTGTCGATCTGTTAGTCGATCAATATTGAGAAGGGGACTCTCAGATGCTCCAGCATTTAATTTAATAGGTGGTAGGTTCCAGAAAGGGCACGCTCTAAGTTTCAGCCGTACGAGTCTCATGACTAAGCTCCTTGGTTATAGTCTTCTCTTATTATAACAAAACTAAACAAAAGGGGAGAAGAAGATTACACTTCCCCTCCCCTTAAGCGCTACGTCACGACGACAAGTTGATGTTTAGAGACCACTAATGGCTGTCGTTACATCTAAGTCATCTAGAGAACCGGCAACAGAAATTGTAGGATGTACAGGAAGAGCAATTTCGTTAGCCTTGATAGGTACATTGCGCATTACGCCGACGGCAAGACCATCTTCGTAAACGGCAAAGGCATAACGCTCTTTCAGTTTCACCTTGATAATATCCGCATTCATATCTTCCCACTGATCTACACTTACATCTTCATCAACGACGAGGGCCCCGAGATTGGCAGAATCGAAGATCATGATATCGCAAGCGTTGGTGTCTTCATTGAAAGGAACAAATGGAGACACAAGAACACGCAGTGGATAAGGGAAATAACTCGGAATTACCGCAGGGCTATTGAGATTTTGATCAAACTCATTAGCATTCTGTGGATTCGATGGGGTTTCGCTGGCAGCATTTCCCGAAGGAGTATATGTACCGGAACCACCTTGCATACCCATTTTGCTCTGGTTCGAAGACGACCAGGGGAGTCCTTGCTTCGGCATATTAGCATTCTGGAACATTTGGCCGTTGCCAGTGTTCTTTGCAATAGTCTGAAGGAAAGGATCGATCATCCACATGGACCAAGCCAGTGGGTGAAGCAAAATAGTATCAGGGGTGTAACCCTGCATCATAATATGCGAGTACGCAGACAGTAAGTCTTCCATACGACAAGAACCATTACCGGCACCAGTCAGGGAACGGCCCGTACAAGTACCATAAACAGATTCAGTTGGAGTCTTATTGTCATACAGTGTAACGCCCATACCAGAGATATAGGTCATACCCTTTTTCTCTTTGTGGCGATCAAGACCACGACGGCCTGCACGGATATGCATATTCATTACATCATACTGAGAATACTTTTGCATTTCTTCAGTAATCTTGAACATGATACCAGTCTTACCCACATTGATTGTGATGCTACCGGGGGCAACATTCAATCCCTGTTCTGGGTAAGTTTGACCTTCTGCAAGGTCAAATGCTGTCATGGCACCCATAGCCGGAAACGTAATACGTGCCGCCGGGGTATAGGCAATGCGATCAAGCAGAGATGTTACGATCAACATTGGTTCTACTGGTTCGCGTACAATCTCTTCAATAACCTTCGGCATCCAAATGGCTGCTTGTGGGGTTGCTAAGAGGTCACTGAATCCTACTTGTGTCTGTGAAGGCACGTTGAATCCATGATTTAGCCAGGTGTCCCGAAACAGATCATAGCTGTCGCCGAAGACTTTCGCTGGGTCAAATCTATTAGTCATTTTGAAATTCCTCCTCGACTATTATCTTAAAATAAGGTTAACGATGATCATTTTTTCTGCGCCACCGGTATACGTTAGCTGATCGCTACGACCACCTGTTGCAGAGCCAGGAGTCCGCATATTTGCAGCTGTATAACCAGCATATGCAGTCTTTACTCTTTCCAGGTAACCACGTGGATACTCATTGACACCAATAATTTGACCTACAATACCATTTTGGTAATTGACAATTGCTTGCTCAAGTTGCAACGAGATATTAGCATCTGTGGAGGTATCATAATCTGGGTCTGCAGAATACAGATTGCCAGCTGCGTCATAACCTTCGGCAGTTGCCATATCAAGATCGGCTTTGATTAAGTTACTGTCGGCATCGTATGTCAACATGTCACCATAATCAAGATCACCGGTAGCACACATGTACGAATTACCAGCACCAGCTACTTCAGAATTGTAGTGGTAGTAAGTAATTGTTGCAGCAGTAGTCCATGGGAGTGGAATTGCGTCTCCGCCAGCTTCGTAAACGAAGAGGAGTCCCATTTCATAATCTACAAAATAATCACCAGCAACTGCAATCGCGGTAACAACAGACTTCTTGGCAACCAAACCAGCGACAGTCGCGGTCATGGCAGTATCATCAGTGATATGTGCTAACGGATAGTTCAGGAACATATAACAAACGATGTCTGCGCCCGCAGCGACATCAGATGCATACTTGGTGATCTCATGAATTTGAGTGGAATTGAACCAGCCAACTGCACGAGGAGTAGTACCATCTAGATAATCTTCAAGCAGACCATCTGCTCCACCAGTACGATCATTTGCCATAGTCTCAGTTGCGGCCTGATTAGGTACAACGGGGACAGTAATAACATAATCGCATGTGATTGCAGTTAGTGCCTGTGGGCGGAAATTGTGCTGATACAAGGTACCGGGGTCATAATGATCGGGGCCTGCGGCCTTCCAATAATTATAAGAAGCGACACCGACTGGTTTCGAAATGAAATCCATGGCTCGCTCAGTAGCTTTAATCAAGCCACGTTCTTTTAGCGCCTGGGCTAACTCTGTTTCTGTATACGTGACAGCTGCAGCTACCGCAATACCTGTAGTAAGGTCAATCACGTTTTCAGCAACATCTGTAGTAGTATAAGTCAGCACCGTCGCGCCACCTGCTGTGTTCCACGCTTTACGAAGGCCGGCGGGAACTAAGAGTCCCCTACGATCTTCAGCGACTACTTTACCACCGGAGATCACGACGTAGTATTCGTACTCTTGATCATATCGCAGGGTAGGCAGCCATGGCGCAGCAAAAGATTCAAAGTGAGGTCGTTCCGAGTGGCTATATTCCACATTCGGAGTGTTGCGACCCATTCTGTCCCATACTTTATGATTGGGAACATATCCTCTTGGAATTGTCATTTTTCCAATTACCTCCTACGCTAATTATTCAGCAGTATTGTTTGTTTCTGCCGAAAGGCTTTCAAATGTTAATTCATCAGGAAACAGTTTCAATGATTTCATTGTAGCATAAATATGCTTAGCATCACTAATCTGTCCGTCAACTAATAATTCACGAATATTTTCCACTGCAGATTCTGCTGGTCCGGTAAGACCTTCAGGCAACTGTCGATTGTCACTATCGATATTAGAACTTGGGTCACTGACAGTGCCCACAGGAGCCTTAGCCATACCATCACTTAGCTTTAACGCAGCGGCTGCAAGATCGAAATCTACGAACTCAGCTGCTACTTTCTCTAGTCCATTTGTCTTGATTGCGGCTTCCACATTATCAAGACTATCATATTTTCCTGTTAAAACACCAGTTTGTGTAAGTTTTTCAACTTTCTGGGCATAGAGTTCAGCGCCAAGAACAACATACTGGTCCACTTGCTGAATGTATTCTACCTGTGTTCGTGCTAATTCTTCTCGTAGAATACTCAGTGTGGTCTCAAGTTTCTTGGTCTCTGTCTGGGCGTCAGTCATCGTAACAACAGCAGCTTCAGTCTTCTCGTGAGACAAAGCGCATTCCTTACATTCGAATGCCATCTTCTGTCCGCGAGATACTAATTCTAGTTCTGCTTCCATATAAAGATTACGAAGATCAAGATCCTTCATATCTTTAATGCCATCTTCTGGTATCACGGTGGTGGCCACTGGTTCTGGCTTAATCACAGAGTCGGTGCCCAAGACTACCATTCGACGTGCGACGGCAGCAAGAATCTCCAACTTGTTACCTGGTCCCGCGTAACTATCCATCAGTCGCTGAGTAGCAATAGCATAGTTAGAATCTGGGACAGGAAAAGTTTTGTCCGCACCACAAAAAGATATCTCAGGTAAATTATCCTGAGCATCTGCGGCCGTTACGATTTCCTCAAGGACCTTAGAATCAAAAAGTTTCTCATCATGCATTTTCTTAAACTCGTCTGCATATGATTCCTTGATTGCTTTCTTGGCCTCATCGTCTAGTGTGAGATCTTTTCTTTCAAGATCTTCTAAAGTGTACAGTAACGCTGTCTTGTCGTCGACGCCTGCTTCGATCTGATGCGGAAGTGCATTGTCATTGTATTGCGCAGAAATTTCTTTCGCGAAACCAATAAGAATGGGATCTTCGGTATCTTTTCGAAGTTTCTTGATAGCATCGAAGACTTTTTGTTCGGCGTCAGAAAGAGTGATCTTTACTGGCTTTGCCATTAGTTCCTCCTCAAAGTCTTTGAATTCAAATACGGGTTTATTAAAATTAGCTTGGCTCTCTTCCCAGTTATAGGAGTCGGGAACAAAGATAGTTTTACTATTGTTATCATCAGCTTTGTCCATAATACGAACGGTAGCCAAGGCGTCACCTTCGACGGCAACAAAACTTGTCTCTATATAATCGTGATTCGCGGGAATAGGGATAGCGGGAAAACTAAAATCGTCTTCCTCATATTTCTCTCCCCAATCATGTTCACAGGGACCATCGGCAATCCAATCCTGACCACAGAGCAGACAGTGAGCACCGGCGGGAGAACGGAAATTAGTAGAGACGGCGTCAAATCGTCCATCATGAATCATTTCGATCATGTCTTTATTGTAGACATCACCTATCAATTCAACATAACCAAGACCACGCCATCCGTCTTGATGAAAGATACCGGCGGACCAAAGGTTTTTAATTGATTTGATTTGTGTCTTGATCGGAGTACTCGAACTCATAAGATTTACGACATCAGGATTATTCGCTAGTTCCTCAGGCACAGTAGGAATAAAACGAGCACCACGAATTACGCCAACGGGGTCAGCAGTAAGATCATGATGCTTCATCATCTTCGTTGGTTTCTCACCAGTACGGAATGTCGATACGCCTTCTGCCATGCGAGAAGGAATATAGAACTTTTGATTTCTATTAACTAGCCCAGAGTGAGTAGCTTCCATAACGACACGTAGCCCACGTGAAGAAGTATCAACAGAAGAACCAAGAAAATCTATCCATTCTGCTGTCTGCTTTTCAGTAGGCTTTGTGAATTTTACATAATCTGTATAAGTAATATCTATAGTCATATTGCTTGTCCCCTGTCTATCTTTTCCATTGTACAACGACAATGAGGATGTAGCGGCGGTAACTCTTCGTAAATTATAGCATCCTCAGTTTTATATATCAAAGGATGATCATCACATATTATACATGATTCTTCTCCTCTGCGTACAGAACTCATCTCAATAAACCCCTGGACCCTATAACCACTGGCTTTCCCGTAGTTATAAGCTCTCATGATTTCACTATCATCAATCATCGTTGTCCTATGTCTTAGGGCCTTAAATATTAAATTAGTGACAATAGAAGCCTCTGCCGATAATGCTTTAGAAGTAAAAGCGTTGCGACTTAGTTGTGAGACGACATCATTGTATAGCTTGTCGACATAACGACTGACGTGATCATTGATTTTCGCATCTGCTATTTGGGACTGGACTTCCCAGATGGGAATGCCTGTGTCCTGAAGACCTACACGATATGCTCGTTGGGCTAATACGATAAGGCTTGTCTTCCCTTCTAAGAAAGCAGAGTCTATGAATAGCCGTAACTCTTTGAGATTAAAGCCATTATCACGAATGCGAATCTCTAGGTTCTGGCCTAGGATATCAAATTGTGTTTGAATCGGTGGCCGCTGAGCAAAAACAAAACCTAGTGATGGAATTTTTGTATTAGTGAAAGAATCTTTGTTAACTTTTGCTGTCGAACGGGTACCATGCTGATTTGCAGGCTGGTTCTTATTTGCAACAGAGGCACCACCACTTGATTTCGCTTTATTCGCTGTTGTCCGCGATTTCGTTTCTGCTTGCGAAATAGGAGTTCCAGCTTCGTCCAAGGACTGAAGAATAACTTTATCACGTTCAAAAAGACCATAGTTGGTGGCCGCAAAGTCTCCGTCACCACGAGTAAACATCCCGCGTTTGCTATTAATTGTTGGCCAGCCGAGGCCCTCAAATGGTTCGTACCCCATACCAGTTCTCATCTCATCATGAGTAATAGCATTCTTTAAATAGATATCGGTTAGATGATTTTCTTTTGCTTGCCGTGCTTCGAAATCAATTTCTTTAAAACGGAGAAAAACTTTATTTTCTTCATTAAATAACGTTCCGTCCGGAAATGTACTCTCAAGTAAAAGTTCTCTGATGATGAAAGTTTCAATAAAAGCTGCAAATTCTTTTTGGTCTGCTTTCGTATCATCAACGAGGTTACGACTCATAGTCTGAGCAGTAGAACGAGAGGCTGTTCCTCCCTCTCCCATATCAACAGAGCTATTGCCAAGACCTGTATAAATTCTTTGTTTAAAATGCTCTATCACTTTGTCTACCGCGACAACAGAACCTTTGGCACCAATAGCTTCTACGCTATGTCGTTCGGGAGTTACCCAACAACCATCTGAAGGCATGGCTGCAATTTTAATTTGAATCTCCTCAACCTCGGTGCTGCCATCTGGGTAGACCTTAGCTGGTTCTTTCTCAGTTCCTACTTTGTAATGAAAGAGAGGAAAAAGGTGCTGGTAAATTAATAGTTCTAGATTCTCTTCAATACGACGGAGAGCCCGAATATCATCTTTGACACTTACTAACACTGGCGTGCCAACAGAAAAGCCTTCTCGTTTATCGAGATAGAAATGGATAACATCTGTAGGAGCGAAGGTATGAGTTTCTTTTCCGTATACTTCTTGTGCGTATGTAACTAATTTGCCGTAACCATCGCGTTTAAAACGAACAGTTTCGGCAGCCATAAGAAAATAACCAGCAATTGGCTTAATTTTCTTTCCCTTGATATCTGTTCTCATCCGGCCACCAGAAGCTTTATCATCCCGAACCTTCACCCAAAAAGCATTATGTGTTCGGATGAGAGACCAGATGGTTTGTGAAATCAAAGTACTAGTAGCAAGACCAGTTGCGACTTCCATTTGCTGAAAACGCCTTTTGATATATTGTACTCTTGTTGGTTGTGCACCAACAAATTCGTAACCTTCTTTAAGAAATAAATTCTTTTTGTTTCTGAAAGCTCTGCGAACTAGACTCTCAGTATCTAGGATGCGACCTGTCTCCGCGAGATCCCACTCTGGCGATTCCCATCGAAGACTTGGGGCTCGTGCTCTCCCAATGTTACTAGTGAAAACTTTTACAGGAGAAGGAATTACTTTGGGCATAATCGCACGTTTTACAACCGCTTTAGCACCGGTGCCGAAGCCATCATTCTTTATTACGGCGTCCTCAAACATATTTTCTTCTGTTATTGTTATTGGCATTAGACAATACCTCGTTTCTCAAAATCAGCAATCCAGTTACGTACCTGGTCAAGTTCTTCGCGAGCAACATTTCGGAAACAATTTTTAATAATGATACCTGAATCTATAGCTTTTTGCTCATCTGATGGTCTCTGAGGCTCTCCGATTGTTGCTCCGGGAACCAAACCTGGGATCTTCTCAAGTTCTTTAGACACTGTTTTAGCATCAGGCACAGGCTTATGGCCGGGGAGCAACATCGAGATTGTACCATCGGGAAGAACTTTAAATGTTGCTGCCGAATGTTTATTTAATTCTTCTTCTAAGACATATTTTAACTGAGCTTGGTCAAAATTATTATGGAACCCACATTCTAGACCATTCTTGGCAATAGCAGAAAGTAATGATTTAACTAACATTATCAATTCAATAATACGAGATTTTAATATAGTGTTATCGGCTTTCTTATTCATCCAGCCAAAATCAGTACCGAGAAGATCGTAAATCATTTGTGTAATGTAAGTAAACCAATCTTTAATATATTGGATGCCGCCCTGAAGAATATTCCTCATCTGTACAATAGACTCAACTAATGGTGTTGTAACAAAGTATTCTGTCCCTTGGCCGACACCTGTTTGTTTCTCCGGCGGATGATACCCAGCTTCCCAGCTGCCACCATTGGTGTACTTTTCTGAATTAGGAATGTCATCTTTGCTCCACCGAGTACCATTTCTATCCTCAGGCATATCCGGTGGCGGAACCCTTCGACGCTTCTCTTCTTCTCGAGCCCTTAACTCTTGCCATCTAGCATCTCTCTCGGCTCTCTCAGCTTCTGAGATTTCTCCACCTGCTACTTCTGCCCAAGCATCTCCAGTTTCAGCCAACGCTAATTCTGTTTCTTCCGCTGGCGCCGAAGGTACAGTAGGATTATACTTCTGGCTATCAGGAGTATTAAATTCTTCCCACTGCCATCCTGTCCATGCAGACGCATGAGGGTCTACGACTCCAGGTTCTAGAACCCCTTGGCTGCTGTCGCCAACGCCGGCGGCAGCACCTGAACCGAAGACACCGGCCGCATTTGCATGAGCTGGTGCCGCGATACCTAAATCCATCTCAACATTAGAACTAACATCTGAGAAAGGAATTTGCATACTCTGGGCTAACAGAATAGTTTCATTGATATGATCGACTACACAGATGATAGGCCCAAGAATTAATTGAATCCATTTGTCTAGCCATTGACTCAGAGCATCGAGGAAGGGACTAAGGATAGGCCCAACTAGTTGAATAATAAAATCTAAATTAAATCGAAAATCTAAATTAAGTTTGGCCAGGTACTGTGTCAATAACGCTAAGATAGCAAGCAAGTCCTGTGGACACATCTTAGACAATAGTCTAAGAAGATCACAAATATTAATAAAAGAACCTGGATCAGCGAATAGCGCTTTGATCTTATCTAGTAAGTCTGTTCGTATTTTAATATTGAGAGCATGGATTTCTAATAAATCGCCGTCCGGAAGCAATTGCATGCCGTCAAGAAGACGATCAAAACAAGGAACACATTCGGTAATTAATTTCCCGATAGCTTTTGCTCGATCTTCTGCCGAAGTCCCGGTGCCAAGAATTTCTCCATAATCAATATCAGCTTGATTCTGTTCTAACGCATTCATAAATGCATCAGGAGAATCCATTGCCGTATTCCAGTATCCCAGTCTTTCAGTTGCATCCTCTTTAGCTTCTGTATAGAAAGGATCTTCTGCCGGAACCCCAGAAGTTGCCTGATGCATTCCGGGATAAAAATTCATTTGCTCTCGTACACGTTCAGAAAAGTTGCGAGTAGAATAGACATCCCGGTAATGATGCGCCTTCGCATAGTCTGAGGCTTCCCAATTAGAAGCTTCCATCTCAAACGCCTTAATGATAATACCGTAATCAAGTTGAGCAAAAGGATTGCCGGGATTGATTGTAATCTCGGTTTCAACACCAGTACCTTCGGTGTCTATAAATGATCCGCCATTCTCAACAGTAGTATATTCATCTCCAACGAAAGGCATTCTTATCCTCCTAACGCTGTATCTAAGACAGCGCCAGTGGCTTGACCGCCAGCGTCTTTGATCGCTTTTTTCTCTTTCGCTTTAATTTCATCTGCAGGGAGTACCGTACTCCCATTATAGATTGGATTCGTATTGCCTCCGCCAGGACTAATGGTAGAACCAGATTGAGCAACGGGGCCACCAGCAGTTGTTACCGCTTGTCCTGGGTTAACTGTTATCGGCAGGTTACTAGTCTTCATCATCTCGGAAGCGCCATCACGAGTCAAGAAATCTTTAATCAACAGGGGGAAAAGTTTACAATAAATGATTTGAGTCGCTGACTTATCATAAACACTGTCATCAATTTTATTAAAAGTCATCATGGGGCTAACGCTTTCCTGGCGTGGTAATATTTTGACCTGAGATCTCACCTAATGCCGCGATACAAGCTTTGTACATCTGAAATGTAATTTGAGTTCCGTCAGTGCCAAACGTTCGTCTTACAGCTTCCATAACGCTAAGACTAGTAGCCGGATCAAGAACAACGGTGACAGCTTGAGACTGTGTTTCTATCTCATCTTCCATTTCTAAACAGTTGGCAATTATTTTTCCATAACCATCATAAACTTCTTGTGCCTTCTGTCGTCTGGCTTCTAGAGAATCACGTTCTGGTTCCTCGACCTCGGTACTCATATAAGGCAAAAGCAATTCTCTTGGCTCCTGGGGGACCCAATTAATACCTGCACCTTCATCAAGGACTCGACGATCTCTTGGATTAAGAATCGTTGTTAGATCAGGAGTATTCTTTGCCATTTTAAATTACCGCATTTTCTGTATAAGATACTTCTAGCACGATATCAGTTTTAATTTTAGCATCTGTGTTCGGCGGGCAAGTAATTAAATACCAAAGAGGAGAATAGGTAGCAACGTCAGGTACGCCAGTGGCTCCCACGTTTCCTATATTAATTTCATTCCCCCATTCAATATCTTCCCATTCTGATAACGTTGGTTCAACGGCACCTGTACTCAATTTCACACCCCAGCCTGTCTCAGTATAAATAATATCTCCATAAGGTTCTGCGTCTACTAAATCAACAGGTTGAATCCGAATAACAGAAAACCATTTAGTGGCATCAGAATTACGGATGTACAACTGAACAGTTTGAGTATCTCCAGGTTTCCCATCATGAACGGTGTTTAACGGCTGGCTTAAATCACCGGAATGAGAAATAGCATAGAAAATATCTTGTTCTTTATAATATAATTCTAATCCCATGAGATCTCCTAGAATGTAGTTCTCTGTGGCCGATTCCGAGCCATTTGATTTCTACCTCTCTGGCGTTGTAAATACTCTAATCTTCTTGTATCTTCCTGATCACTTTCCCAGCCAGAACGATTAGTCTTTTGTTGCCCGGTACCTGAGAACTTTGCTGCCAGCATATCGGATCCGCCGTCTTCTAACCGGCGCTCAGCCGGACTATGTTCTTTTCCTCGGGCAACTGCAGCATTTCGATTTTCTTGTGTACTTCCTTTTGATCTTGGATTAATTGCAGCTCCCACAGATGTTACCACATTTACAGTATGTAGGTCATCAAATTCTAAATGGAATGCGACAATCGCCAAATTCAATGCGTCTAGTCTGTGATCTCCAACCTTTTTATCTTCTAGGCCATAGACAGGAGATTTATTGGGGGTATAACGTTCAATAATGTAATTGCGCAACTGAGCTTCTAATCGTTGATCTGCTGAAGAAATAATTATTTTCCGCTGCTCAAACATCCTGACACTCGCGTTAATCATGAATGGTTTCGCCGGCATCCGTTTCTCTTCCCCGGTTACAGGATCTTTAGTGATAATAGAACTACCGGCATTATATTGTTTTAACGTAGTTAAGAGCCTGGCGGTATCCATGTCGCCACCCTTATAACTTTGTTCATACGCTGTCTTCCTGAGCAACTCATGATTAGTAGAACCGTTTCCAGAGTCTATATAGATAAATGCTGGTCTCCACTTCCTATTCATGTCTAAAAGAGCCTGAACTCCAGATAACTGTGTGAATTCTGATCCTTCAATATGAGAAGTCTCTACTACCTGAAATCTACCGGTAACAAGATTATAACCGAGGACACAAAGTTCTGTACCGTATTTTTCATTCCAGTCGGTACCAATACAATATCTCCAGGTAGCCGATCTAACATGGTCTTCGTAAACATAATTCTGTAACGCTAAGTCAATATAAGATGGTTTATAGACGCCGGCTTCAGAACTACCCCACTCTGCAAGATACTCGTGAGTCCAATCTTCTTCTGTAAAAGAAGATCGATCCATTTCTACATTTTTCCAGTGAGGCAACACCTTGTAATTATGTTGGAATTCCACATAATATGGATTCTCTTCACATAGTCGATAATATGGTGTTTTGAATCCAGATGGAGTAGAGAAGCCAATCAACGTAGTATTCGGAGTAGTCTGTAGAATAGGGAGAATAGCTCCAGTAATAGCCTTCTCGTCAATATAGTCCATTTCTTCACAGTTGTGAGTGAAAAATCCGCCAGCAAAAAATCTATTCTCGGCACTGGATGTCAAATTATAAACATCCACCAGTTCAGAACTAGAATGCACTCCCTCTTTCCTTATCGGCAACTTTACATAATTATCTTTCCATGTAATCTTACTGATGTATTCATGAGGGAGTAACAGAGACTCAGAATATAATTCGTTATAAAGATTCTTATGATATCGATTTTTACGCCAGCTTTTAGAACTCCAAGTTTGCTGATAAGACCTAAACAACCTGTAACTATTCAAACTCACTGTTTTCTCAGCGTTATAACAGAAACCAATTTTATCAATATATCTTTCTATGTTCTCTCTAGCATTGCTAATTTCGATACGTCCAATATATCTTTCCCCATTATCTTCCGGGTTTATAATTTGATCGTCAACGAAATGCGTAATTCCTAAAGAATGTTTGATTTGAAGATCATCTAATAACTTAGAGACATCATGAATCCAATTAGAAATCCATAATTCTTTCGTGCTTCTCATATTAAAAGAAATAGTTCTAAGTGTTTTTCTATTGGTTTGATATTTAATACCAGTAGCTTCGGCACTAAACAGACCAGACAAGAAAGCCGTCTTGACATATTCCTTCCCGGTCATAATCTTATCTGGAACTCTTAGAGGTTGGAATACTTTTTTGCCAGGGGGACAGTAGTCTTTAAAAAATGGATAGACGTAACTTGATGCAAATTGCGAACCTTCTCCTTTGATGCCTCTTGCCTTATTTTCACAAACCCTTGTAGTAACAATATGTTTATTATCGCCTAAGAAAGTTAAATCTGTCTGGATTTGTTCTAAGTCTAATTGTTGACCAGAGAAGCCAACTGTTTTATTGGAAATCCAACCATCTCCATATAGATATCCTAGCAACCGAGCCCACACAACATCATGACTAAATGTTAAGTTCTGGTGATATAAAGAAAGAATAACTTCTGTTGCGTCTTTTGCCTGTATGTCTTTCTCTCCATCAAAGAGAGGATGATCTGGTGTACATTTGATAGTGTTTAATGCTGTCGGAATAGTTATAAGAGTTCCGTTGCGAACTCCCAGATTTTGAATAACTCCGACTTCAATTTTATCTTTTCCTCCACCTAAAATATCATGCCCAAGAGTGAGAGTTTCTATGGGCTGAACCGCAAATTCAGATGTGCTAACCAATGTTCCCTTGGGGAAGCAGTAAATTCTATCAGCATCCTGGCCTCGGATCGCAAGACCCTCGCCTTTTCCCTTTGTTCCTGCGGCGAATCCTCTTAGTCGAGAACCATTAGAAAATTCAATTGCATAATAAGGAGCAGAGACATCACGCAAGACCATACTTTGTAATTCTGGATTACTGTAGATAAAACTACGAACACGATTAACTATTTCTTCAGTATGTGTCTTCTGTGGTCCGGCAACAATAATCTTCGTATTCGGTTCGGTTATCAGGTGATAACATATATCCACACATACAGAATCTGTTTTCCCAGTTCGGCGGGCAATTCGCAAAACTTTTCTTCTCGACGAACACCGTAAAACATTTGCCTGGTACCATCGAGCATTCCACGGGCTTCCATCAGGTAATTGCAAATAAGCAGAAGCCCAGCGAACAACATCCATTGTCGCCAACATCTCGTTCCAAACTTCATCATCTACTGTATCTTTTATCGCCGGGTCTACTGGGTTAATCGGAATACCAACACAGGGGACAAGAAATCTGCCAGTAGTAGGCAACCCATGTTTATCAACATGCTTATCGTATTTCTTTAACTGTTTTCTGACACAAGTGTGACATTGGGGAATAACTGCATCCACATCAAATGGAAGATTAAGACCTCTGAGATCTGCTAGTTCGTCTATTGCCATTGGATTTTACCTATGAACAAATGTAGCTTCTTGGCCCATAAGGCTTCTGGCTGACATTTGCCCGCGATTCATAAGAGATAATGATTGTTGCCGCATGGTAGCAGCACTCGCAGTTCGAAAAGCTCCAGTATCCTGAGCCCAATTTAATCCTCTTCTGCTTCTTTCTCTATCTACTAGATTATCAGCGGCTCCCAGAGTTGCATTATAAATTCCAGCTGTCGCTTCGCCAGCAAGTAACCCACCGCCAAGCGCTCCGGCCGCCAAACCTATGGCTCCACCTATCATAGAACCAACGACGGGCACAAAAGAACCAATGGCAGCACCGAGGCCGGCGCCAGCACGAGCGCCAACAAATGCTCCAACATCCCAACCTGCGTATGCGGCTGCACCTTCTCCAACTGCTCTAGCCTTTGCTACCGCATCTCCTTCGGTAGTAAATGCAGGCATGGCCATAAAAAGTCCACCGAGGGCAGCACCTGCCATTCGGGTACCAAGTCTTCCACCTGACATCTTCTTGCCAGCAGAAATCGCTGTCTCAATCTTTTTCGACCCAGGATGCAATTTATTCAAATGCGCAAGTCTCTTCATGTAACCAGAAGAACCTGGAGCATGTCTCTGTCTCCAAGGATTCTTAAGCATCTCAGAACGAGATGACGCAAAGACAGTAGAAGCAATGCCACCGGAAGCAAAACTTTTAGCAAATCGCTGACGTCCCCACGTGTGAGCATCAAAAGATAAGTCTTGAAGAAAAGTTGTATTTAACTTAGGATTCTTGTCAAACCAACTCATATTAAATGGCATGAGTGAAACCCCTTTAGGTGCTTAACAAAAATTAGAATCCGCGATTAGAACCAATTACAGAAGAACCAATGGATGCTGCTGACGCAGTGCCGGCGACTGCCGCCGCACGTCCACCCCACTTATTGATGCTAATAGCATTCTGACCTATCCAATTATTAGCTGCGCCTATACCTCCCATACCTTTACCCAATGGTCCCATTGCTCGATTTGCCCAGATGCCTCCTCGAGTTGCAACTCCTGAGGCGGCACCACGTGCACCAGCATAAGCTCCTACTCGACTAACTCCACGTCCTGCTTGTCCTCCAGCCCAACCTAGACCTTTTTGAGCATAACCAGCAAGACCTTTACCTCGGCCACTAAGACCACGAAGGAAATTACCACCGAAGGCGGCAGCAGCCGCTCCGCCGATTGCTCCACCTGCAATGCCTCGGGTATCAGAACCGCTACCAAGCCCTATACCAGCGCCAAGGGCGCCACCGGCAAGACCTCTACCAAGCATTCCAAACATATTCATGATATCTATCTCCTAGTATAAAATTCATACACTTCTAAGTATAAATGATTTTTACTTCATTGTCACTGTCGAAGCGTATTCTGCATGACCTCTGGTTGCCGAGGCGCTAGCTCGGAGTCCGATACCAACACTTCTTCGTGATAGCTCTTGAAATTTTTTATTTCTTTTGGCATTAGAACGAAGTGCTGCCTGTGGCATCGCGGATAAAGATTTATGAACTGTGCTTTTTGAAGCACTTTTAACTTGACTGCCGAAGAAGAAAGCTTCGGTAGCAGGTACGCTAGTCTTAATTTGTTTAGTCTCTATAAAATTCGCAACCTCTGATGCTACTTCAGAAATTAAAGCTTTTCGATCTTCGAGAACTAGTTTTTTAATTT